ACCTTGTAAGAGGGTATATCCGCTGTTGGTATACTAAGAGTCGGAGTCCTCAAATCAGGGGCATCAGGGAGGCTTATATAGGGTAGTACAGGTGGTGTGCCTAAATCCATTGATATCTATAATAATTTAAATCCTTGAAACACGGATTCTGTAGCAACAATACTATTACTTTCTCCAGAGTCTCCATCTTTAAAGAAAACTTCTAGATAGTCAGTTGCTGATAAATTATGAAGACCAAAATAGTTAAATGTTAATCTATTACCACCATCTCCTGTATCTTCATGTCTTATTGCTGTATTAACTATACTTCCATTTTTATATAATGCAGCATAATGTACTTCATTATCTTCAGAACCAGTCCAAGTTAAATGGAACATTACTGCATAATATCCACCTTTACCTGCTGGTACAGTAAATTTATTACTAGCAAAAGCATTATCTGTATCAAATTCTTCAGAATCCCAAGTAATTTTTGCGTAACTTCCATCTGTAGTAGTAAAATTACCTGAAAGTTTTACTGACCAGGCTGGAGTATTGGATGCTGATGCAGCCCATTCAGGAGCCGTAGCCCCTGAGTTCATCGTTAAAACTTGACCAGCAGTTCCTTTTGCTAGTCTTTGTATACCAGATCCATCTCTATAAAGCGTATCGCCTTGTGTCGTTAATGTAGTACTAGAGTTAGTTACAGGTATTGTAAGATCTGCATCTGGTAATGTTACTGTTCTATTCGAACCTGTTGAAGGTGTCGCTAATGACACCGATCCGCCACCTGCGGAGACTAATTTTACTGTTCCTGTCATGGTTTAGGATTGTCATCTTTTACTTTTTTCAGTTTCGCAGCCATATCCGCAGAGAATGCACCTTGTTTATAGAGATCGTCTAATTGATCTCCTATATCAGGATAAAGAGGTTTCCTATCTCTTTTATACTTTTCTGCATTATAAGCATTTAGTAATTCAGTATATTTACTATTTATAGCTGATTCACTCGGTTCTGAATCTCCTTTTAAATCTGTAAAAACTATTTTATCAGTATCTACATTTAAATAGAAATTTGCCTTTGTTGCTAAAGCTCTTGCTGCTTCTACTTTAGTTGGTTTAATTAATAAGGTCATGGTGCGGTACCTGATGCTAATTCAATTACGACTAATTCTGTAAATTTACCTAAATTTAATGAAGTAGATCCTTCTGAAGCTGCTTGAGATTTATATATTAAAGCTTCTCCTGCATCATAAGTAGGTGCATCTAACCAAAAGTGAGTTACATGTTTAGTATAAGCACTACTATTTGAAATTTGATTAGTGGTATCGTAATTATAATTAAATAGTTCAGTAAAACCACCACCGTCTACATTACGTACAAGACCAGTTCTCATAGCTATATCTCCGTTACCGTTTCTATATGCTCTATAAGTAGCGGCAACTAAAAATTTACTAGAAGTAGCAACTGGAGTTATAGTTACGGAGTTCATATCAGTTAAAGTCGCTGAACTATATGAAGATTGAATATCACTTGCACCTTGAGTATCAATTTTTACTTGAAGAACATTTGCAGCAGATACAGCAGCCCACTCAGGAGCATTAGAACTACCTTGTTTTAAGTAATGTCCATTAGTACCTTTAGCTAATCTAGTATAACCTGTGCCATTATAATAGGCTATATCACCAGCAGCATCCGATCCAAATTTTAATTTGCTTGGTGTTAAATCACCAGCTATTGTTACTTCACCACTAGATCCAAGAACTAAATTAGAAGTACCTGAGTTAGCAGTATGGGTAAGTTCGTTATTCTTTACTTTTGTCATGGTTTAGGATGTGCATCTTTTATACTTTTTATTGCTTTAGCAAATTCACCAGTAGCATCGACCTTGCCAGCTAGTATATCTTTATAAAGATTATCTAATTGATCTCCAAATGTAGGATATTTATCTTTTCTATCTCTTTGGTATTTTTTATTATTATATTCTGTTTTAAGTTCGTTTAACTTAGTAGTAATTTGGGAATCAGTAGGTTTTGAATCTCCCTTCATATCTAGCCAACGTATAGTCTCTTCACCTGTAGCTAAGTCTCCATCTACCATAACTAATGCGTTTGGACATAATGCTTTAATAGCATTTACTGTTTTAGGTTCCATTATACGTCTAGCTCCATAAGTACCATGTGCCAACTATCAACTTGCATTGTTTGGCTACCTCCAGTGTCGTGTAATCTCATTTGAATAGTATAGGTAATTGCTGTACCTGCGGATTTATTTGGTGCATCTACCCAGATATGACCGCCCATTTCAGATCCAACTTCGTCATGGTGACCTTTCCAGTTTTGGGAGTTATTCAGAAAAATAAACTCATCAGCACCACCTTCGGCTCTTCTTACTCTTGTACCAATTACGTTATCACCACCACCTGTTCTACCACCCCAACATCGGAAGTTAGCTTGAACAAGTATTATAGAGTTCGCCTTTGTTGTAGTAATAGAATCAGTTATAACTGTATCTGCAAATGTTGTACTACTTGAAGTATTTGAATATGTAGAGGAACTTGCAGCATATTGATAACTTAAAACTTTACCGCCTGTATCAGTACCCCAAGCTATATCAGTACCATCTGATTTTAATGCTTGACCTGAACTACCAACGGTTAAAGCTACTGGATTTCCAGAAGCATCTCCGACAATAATTTTACCTCTAACAAGTCCTGCCATTTTAGCTGTTGATACTGCATCATCAGCTAACATGTCTGTATCTACTATTCCATTAGGTAACCCGCCGACACTTACGCCAGTAAGAGTACCATCACCATTAATTGTAATTGCCATAGTTTAAACCACTGTCCATACTTCTCCGGCACCTACAGTGACGGTTTTACCTGATGCGACGGTTATAGGACCGAAGCTACCTGCGTTTTTATTATTAGTTATTGTATAATCATCACTAACTGTTTGGTCATTTTCCCAGAAAATTTGATCAGTACCTGGTCCTACAGCTCCACCTGCTGTACCCCAAGACATAACCCCAGAAGTGTCACTCTTAAGTGCATGCCCACTTACTGAAGGGAACCCGTCTGGAAGAGTAAAAGTTTTGTTAGCTGTTACAGCTGCAGGTGCTTTCCATCCGATATAATGTGATCCATTTGCATCAGCTTCACTCCATCTAATTTCTTTAGCATTATCTAATATTAAATCACCAGTCATAGTATCGCCAGACTTAGCGACTTTAGTGGAGTCAAAAAGGGCTGGTGAAGTTGCATCTATTCGATCTTGAATAGCTGCTGCTGTCATTACATAATCATCACTATCTACAAAGGTTTCAGAACTAGCTAATGTTTCTGTAGTGACATTCCAATGGTCTGTAGGGAAATCTGCTACATCTGCCTTCATTTCTTGTACAGAATAGAGCACTTGATCGAAGTCTTCATTTAAATCTTGAGATCTAATTGCGGATCCAGAAAAGAATGTTGCCTTTTTATTATCAGTGTCAGTGTCTCTATAAATTCTAATTTTAGCACTGGCGGATGGAGCTGTGTTAAATTGTATCTGTGTAGCACTGGCTAGTGTATAATGAGTTGTAAGTGTTTTTACTACATCATCAACAGAAACTTTGATATCAGTAGTGTCTATATATGGAAATGTAAAAGAGTACAACGTCTGAGATCCAGACGCTGTATAATTGTTTTCAGTTGTTGCCATAGTGTTACTTGTTGTTCAATTGTAATAATTGATTAGCTTCATCATATTGTTTTCTACTCTGCTCTGGTCTATTAGTTCTATTGAAAGCTGCCGCTTCCGCCATCTTTCTGGCATGTATTAATTGCATAACATCAGGATCACTACTTATCATAGCCCAAGCTTTTATCTTAGCTTGGTTGAATGCCTGTCCAATTAATTGGTTATGTTTATAAGACATTGGACTAATACCAGGTGCCATCCTATGTCTACCTTCTTTAATATCTTCTTCCATTAATCTAATAGATTCTATTACTTCTTTTCTTTTTGATAATTTTGTTAATTTAGTTTCTAAATCTTGTTTACCTAAAGCTTGTTGGAATTTAGATCTGATACCAGGTACTTCTGCTAAAGATGTCCCATCAGGAGCAGTTAATGTTGCTAAGTTTAAATCATATTGAGATCTAAATAAGAATTTACGTCCAGGTGATTGATCAAAATTTAATTGAATAGGACTTACAGCATTATATATTCTAGTTAAGAAATCCCAATCTTTAATAGGACGTCCATTTAAAACATCATATTTAACTGGTAATTCATCTTCACCTGCAAGTATTTCCATAAATTGATTTTTATTACGGATAGTTTGCCATAAATCTGCATTAAGTTCCTTCATATAAGGATTGATAATCTTACCTATTTCATTTCTAAGACCAGCTAATGGTACCTGATTATTCATCAAATTAGCAGCAAGTCTTTCTAATTTTTTAGGATTATTGGTAAACAAATCAGTTAAACCAGTTAAACCTTGTAAATAAGTTTTAGATATAAGAGCTTTACCAATAACTAAAGAGTGACTTAATAAACCTTTTTCAACAGCGTCTGGACCTATTGTATTCATATTATCACCTAGATCCGCTACAGCTGATAATATAGTTGAGAACGGTTCTAAAGATTCATGACCAATCCAAACGTTACCAAATTTAATAGAACGTGGTATCCATCCACCAGCTATCCAGGCTTGTCTTAATTGAATATCTGAAGGACCATTACCTGTTAATTCACCTTGCATATATTTTTGACCAACTTGATACATAACAGCAGATCCAATAAGTAATCTACCGTTTTGTAAATCTTGAGCATTCTTTAAATCTTGAGCATTATCAATACCATATTTAACAACCTTATCTAAACTATCAGGTGTAGCTCTTGCTATTTCATTGAATTCTTTAAGTAGCATACCAAAAGGAGTATGTTTAGCAGTTAGTTCTAATCCATTGATCCCTGTTCTAGCGAATAAATAAAAAGGTTTTATTTCAGGGAAAGACCCAAATAATTTATTTAATGCTTCACCGTATCCAGTTAAATCTTTAGTGAGTGTAACTTCTCCTCTAGCATACTTCAACATATTATCGTTTAGATTCCCTGTTGCTGGATTCCAAATCTCATTCTGAACCCTTGCTTCATATTCTCTTATTATGTTTTTATCAATATCAGGTATAAGACCTTGTGCTTTAGCATCTAATGTATCTCTTAATGCTCTGGATCTAGCTCTAGCTCTTGCTAATATCATTGTGAAAGCATCATCAGTAGATGCTAATAACTTCATATTATAATTTAAGAAGTTACTATGATTTAGTCCTCTAGCCAGGTTAGCAACACGGAATGCTGCTTTGTCCCCAATAGATGCATTTCCACTATCTTCAGCCCAGAATCTTAATAATTCCCATTGTTCATCATCCAGAGTATATTCTGCGTATCTACTTTTAACTGTTGATATATCTCCAGTCCAATATCCATTTAAACGGTGTTTGAAAAATTCAAATGCTTCAGGAATAACTTCTCTCATAGCATTCATTTCAGCTAAACCTTCTCTTAAAGTTGAAGCGTCAGTAAATCCTGTAGTTATATATCTACCAGCTCCGCCTAGAATTTGTGACAGTGGTCGTAGAAATGTTGCTGAACCTGTACCTAACATAGCTCTAACAGCCGTCTTAGGTCCACTTAAGATGCTATTAATCATAACACCTTGTAATTCTTTTATAATAGCTCCTGTTTCTCTTAAACCAGATTCTGTAGTGTGTCCTAATAATTTATGACGGAAATAATTATCTAAATCTTGCCAATTACTAATTTTATTGGACATTGAAAATGCTTCCAACATTCCTCTTAGTAAATCATCAGATGGTGATTGTCTTGCTAAATCAAACACCATATCCACACGTTGTTTAGCTTGTGCATGGATATTTGATAATGCTTGTTCTACTAATTTCTTACCACCTTTTTGAAGTGATAATGCTTTATATTCTTCACTACCAAAGAATCTAGATCTTTGAGTTTGTTCTATACCTACAATAAGATTATCTCGTATGTATTTTAAAGGACCATCAACATCATCAACATTTACATGATCTATCAATTCTCTAGCAGCAACTGCTCTATCACGTAGTTGTTTGAATAATGATTGTTGGATTAAATCTGCAGCTAATACATTTTCTATAGAATAACTGTCTACATCTTCTATTCCTTCAAACATATCTTTCCAGAATTCTTCTGGGGTTAAAGCTCCAGCATCTCTACCACCTATAGTTTCTTGCATCCTTTCAAATGCATCACTATAAACATCTTGTAAAGTCCTACCTTCAGCTTTTAAATTTTGAAGTAATTTCTCAAACCT